AACACGATAATAGTAGTTACCATTAAGATTTCCAGATGTTGCATTTACTGCAACTGTGGGAGCAGTTGGATGATTGACTCTGGAAAGAATTGGTTTGGCGGGAATAACAAGATTCCCTGTAGAACCCTCTGCTTTCCAAACCATATAACTTGTCCCACCCTTATTCACATAACAGACAATATCACCACTAGCAGTGATGTTGCTAATCATCAACGAATTGGCTGCGATGGCTTGTGATTCTGGTGTGCCAATCAACACATCTGTTAGTGCTGTGTTGGCATTTAATATAGAACTACGAAGTATGACAACTCCATCATTACCATCCCCCATGCCCAATATTACATCATCACTAATATCAACCGTACTAGCAAACACCCTTGGGTTATTCTTTACAACTCTAATCATACCTACCTACCTTCGATCTTTATAGTATGTAACATACAGCGTAGCATCAACCCCACCCTCACGGATGGCTCTGAAACTGTTAATTGCCTCTTGTCCCCATACTTGAAAAATCTCATCTGCTCGCCAAACTACCCCTGGCCCACCAGATGCAATAGCTTCACCAGACAAAACCGAAGTTCTGACTGGTTGATCCTGCACCTGCACCTCAGCATAGATTAGACTTTGCGCTGCAGTTATCTTGGCAGCTGTAAATCCAACACCACTAGTGCTGATGGTGATCTCTTCTGTGTCATCTACGTGATATATTGCCATATCCCCTCCTACTAAAAAACCCAGCTGCCATAAAGACGCTGGGTATTTGTGGTCTTTATAGCCTCCTCCACAACGGTTACTACCGTATTAGTACTCTAGTTTCTTCTTCCTATTCCTCAACTTCCCCACCTACAAACTTATCAAATAGTGATAGGTGGACATCTTGCACCTGCTTCTTAGTTGACAACTCCTCTAATGCTTCCTTAACGAGAGTCAACATACGATTCCCGCAGATTATCTCCTTCAAAACATCACCAGTTTGCTCCCAAGTTATCCTCCCACTATCCTCCATAGGTTTGTCGCATTCTGGACACTTGGGTTGTGAAATCTCTACTACACCTGCACCACAACACTCCCACAATTTCCTAAACTTCAGAGCACTATGCTCTTCTTCACTAAAACTCAACGCCTCTTTGAACTTCCGCATCAACTTCATATCTTGGTAAGCACCTTGTTGTGGTAGTAACCCCAGTAGTAAGAACCGTTCTCCCACAGTCACCTCTGTGGATTGTTTCTTGGTCATTTATCCTCCTTCGAGTGGGCAGTTATAGTCTGCCCTGACTTTATTTTCCAGCAAGTATAGTAGCCGTAGCTACCAGTATATCATCTATCTCTTTTGCTGTAGAATCGAGAGCTATCAACCAATCCTTTAGTGCTTTAAGTTCTCTCCCTACAAGGGGTGGGGTGAGTGTGTTATGCTTCCCAGCATTATAGTCCTCTTCACTTTCAGCATAGTGGACTTGACCAGTTTCAAGATTAACCTTCTTATACATGTTAGTCCTCCAGATCTACTTCTTTATGTGAGCATTCCTCGCCTGAGCTGCCTTTTTAGCCATAGCTGGAGTCTTGGAATGTCCCACAACCTTCCCTGTGTGAACTTCAACTATCTTCGTACCTACGGCCTTAACTGGCATCTACTACCTCTTTTGTCCCATTGGGGGCACTTGGCCCCCAATAGAACCTACTCTCTAGTTAAGGTGCAATTGTCAAGAACACAAACGGAGCACCTTGAGTTCCAGCTTGTGCATGACTCATCACATATCCAGCGATCTGTCCTTTACTATTAGATGCATCACTGTAGTCAAGATCATCAATTGATCCATCATGCCTGAAGATGCATGTTCTAATATTAGACCCGCTACCAACAGCTGCCTGTGGTGCAATCCAAGTTGGCCCCCAAGTTTGAATCCACCCATATTGACCCGTAGTGTAGACCAGCTGCGGCATACCCATGAATGCACCATACGCATTACTTGTTGATGCAGTTAGGTAGCTATATGGACTAGCCATACACTCGATGTGGTCAGTGTCGGCCACCAGTGCTACTGGTATTGGATCAGTGACTACAATTGTCATCTCTGAAGCCGCGGCTGTCACTGTATTAGAACTGATCTGTCGTGTGAATGCCTTACTAGAGGCATCAAAAACCACACAATATCCACCAGCCAATGAGTCAACAGCAATCACCGCATCACCTGCTATACCATCAGTAGCCCCCACATCCAACACAATTGTAGTAGCATACTGTAAGGCGGCAGCAGCAACAGTAGCATATGCTACAGCTTGTGGTTGTGTATCCTTGCAAGCAAGGTCTGGGTTCATTGTCCCTTTGAAGAGACCATACCGGAACGCTCTGTCACCATCCACATACCTAGTACCCAATGGATACTTCTGCGTGGAATCGGCAACAGATAGGTCGGGTATCTGAAGATTTCCCCACCCCGCTTGATTATCTACATACCCAGGCATGTAGATAGTTCTCCCATTGACAACCCGAAGGTTGTGATTTATAGTCATTTTTCCCTCCTAAATATAGTTGTTTCTCGGTACAACCTTAAACCGTTATCGCCAGGTCTTCAATGTCAAAGATGCGACCGAGACATTTAGTACTACCCAATAGTGGTGCCACGTACGACACTAACCGCATCCCACCAGCATCGTAGTCTTCTAGCTCGTCAAACAACACCACTTTGAAGAATTGCCCCAGTTCACTAGTCCCACCAAAGGCCATCGATAACCCGGGCTGTTGCAACATAACCTGCCCGAACTTAATCGCAAACACGCTATACTGCTTGTCACCTGAAGTGTTCTTAGCCCGAAGGTTTGACCCATCCCCAACATTCGCCTGCTCTGCTACAAGGAAGTCACTCCGCATGATGGGTACACCATCAAACCATGTGATACGTTTTCCAGCTTCATTCTGAGAGAAGCTAATTGTACCCATTGTCCCAGCAGTAGCACTTGCCAATCCAACGAATCCAGTCTCTTGGTAAGCGGCATCTATCCGTCTACCAATGTTAAATGGCACATACAACACATCCACACCATAACTCATGGCATCAAACAGTGCCCGCACAGTACCCACAGACAACCCTACTTCACCACCATCAACATCAAGTGCGGTACCAGTTTGCAACGCCGCAAGAGCGTGCAACCCGTCGAACTGCTTCGCCCCACCATAGGTGATGTCATCATAAATGAACTTATCACCCACCTTCAACATAACACCCTTCTGCATCTCCCGCAACTTGATCGCCTCGTAGTTATTCACATTGCCATAAATACTCGCCACGAAGTCATCCAGCTTCCTCTGCACATAACTAATCTTCAACGAGGTTGAGACAGTCGTATAGGTGATACCCTCTGTCCAAGAGAGCTGTTCCCCTACAGCCACATCAGCTACATCATCCTCAACCGTAGTTGACTCTCTAACCCAATCAATACTAACCCCACTATTCGCAGCCTGAGCTACAGGAACCATCTCCAAGAGATTGCCCCTTTTTATTGTCTCCTCTATAACGCCTGGAATCAGCGTCTTTTGCGTTAGCTTTTCTGCTTCAGCTAACGTATTCCAATGTCCACCTGAGTCAGCCATCTAATCCTCCTATCTACGTATTCTTCTAGCAGCATCGATTGCTTCCCTCGCACGTACAAGAGGATCATTAGTACCACTAATCCCAGGGCTACCACCATTCAGCAAATCCCTATTAGTCACAGGCTTCCTTGCCATTACCAACTTAAGTGCAGCCAGCTCCATGTCTTTGTCGTTGTTGAACTCCTTCAACACCTCAACATCAACAGTATACTGTGCTGCTATTCTCTCTCTGGCAGCTGCAAGACTTTTAGTAGCCAACTCACCTGAAGCAACCTTCAACAACTCTTCTTGCTTCTTCAACTCTTGCTCCCTTTGAGTCAACCTCTCCTGTGTCTTCAAGAGAAGCTTCCTAGCTTCGCTCTCATCCACCTGTCCCAGCTCAGTCCTTGCTTTCAATCCAGCTAGTTCACCTTGCACACGCTCAAGATCAGACTTTTGCTGACTTATCGCTTCCAACGCTTCATCACGCTGTCTTGTTAGTGAACCTTTGACGGCCATAAGGTCTTTGTTGGGGACGTAGTCTTCCCCATCAAACACCTTAATCCTACCATCATTGGCCAGAGGTTCTTTAACCCCTACATTTGTGGCATCTGCCACTGCTTCTACCATCTCTCCTCCTCACGGAAACCCTTTCGGGTCAAGGTATCTCTACCCTAAATCTAACACTATTATACCACATTGTCAACTGTTTGTCAAGCTACTTGATATCACTACGCTTGCAGTGGTGTTGTGAAGGCTAGTTTCTTTGCCCAATCCTTCAACTCCTCCTTACGTCTCTCATCTAGATTTGTTGCCCACGAATCAGGATTCCCAAACATAGGTGGTCTCTTCCCCCACTTATCACCAGTGTCGTAGAGCTTTGGAGTTATTCTCCCATCTACACCCTTCTCAGTATAGCCTAGAAACCACAAGAAGTAGTCTAGCTGATCGTCAGCTCTACGCAACATTGTCCTTCTATCCCTAATAGAGCTGTTGAAGTTCTTATATGTGGTAGTTGCCTTCATAATATTTCGAGTCTTTGGGTCTTTAGAAGATGTAGCTGCACGGATTTTCTGCTTATCATCAGCATCAAGCTTCTCAAACTCCTTTGTCCACACATCCCAGTACCCAGCAAGAACTGTCTTCTTCAACTCCCTTGCTACCTTCTCTGGCACCGGCAACCCACGACTCAACATAATCTCCCAGTCAGTTTGTTCAGCTTCTGGGACTGATGCATCAATCCTATCTATCTCCTTGTTGAAGGCATCCCAATCGGGTGAACCATCTTCAAGTTTATAATCCTCCGAATATGGGTTCAGCGAAACTCTCCCCTCCATGCGGTAGTCTAGGAACCCCTGTGGAACCACAATACCCCCCCTCCAAGTCCACCCACAATCCTCCAACAACCAATCA